CTTCCCCGGCGTAACTCACGGTCCGCGTGAGTTACTCGACACACGGCGTACGCGTCGTGATGCCTAGTGTGATGCTAGGAGTCGGTTAGGTTATCGCACCTAGTGGGAGTGACGTCCCCAGAGGCCTCCGGGCTCTCACGTCTCTATGGAGCAGCTGCAAATGGGCAGGCCAAGCTTCGGAAATCCGAACGGACTAAGTAACACTCGTTATCCTACCCAGGGCGAGTGCGAACCGGATGACCATCACCACGCGAACCGAACGGCCGCGCGGACAGGTAATATTAACCAGGAGTGTAATGTGATCTATTTGATCCCCGAAACCGGCGTGATGGACGAGATTTCTAATCTTGCCAGCCGCACTGGTATTCCGCTTCACAACCCGCGCAATCTGCGTGACTTCATCTTGTCTACCAGCACCGATCCGATCGCGATCGTCGCTGTTGACGAGGATATCATGCTGATCCTCTCGCGCCACGCAGTCTCCATCTTTCCCGATGAGCTGCCTGTCGTGCTCCAGTCCGTTCCAGGGCTGATTTATCAGCCAGGGTGGGCTTCCATGGGCACTGTCTTCCCGCCGGCTCATTTCCGCGACTTCGAGGAAATGACAAAGCGCTCGGGCGTGCTCTCCACCAATGCCATCGATCTCGAATCCCGAGGCCGTGGCGCACGTCTTCTCGATACCAGGACAGCCTCGGCCATGTCGCCGAATGCTGATGTCTCCGTACCGGAAGAAGACGATCATGACGAAGCAGTCATCTAACTCACCTACGTTCCGTCCTGGCACGAAGGTCTGCGATGCCCTCTTCGATCCTAACTCGCGTGCCGCACTTCGCAACCGCGATAAGCAGTACTCGGAAGGGCCGATCGAGGTTCTTCGGGGCCATCAGTCTAACGACTGGCCGTTCCTTAAGTTCAAGGACTCCCTTTCCGTCCAGCTGACCAAGAGATTTCCGTCCTCCGTAGACGATCTCGGTCGTGTGTCCGGAAACGGTGTTCGCTCCAATTTTTACGGTCTCCGCTACGTCGGCGGCTTCCCACAGATTCCTGCTACCTACCCTCTCGTTGATAACACCTATCTCCGGGAACAGAAGGGTCTGAGGAATTCATGGGAGAAGCCTTGGCACGAGACTTGTGCCCGTGCCCTTACGCGGCTGTTTTTCACCGGTCTCGAACCGGTGGCGATGAAGTTGCGTACCAACTCCTCGTCTATGATGCCGTTCTACACCAAAATCATGGCGGAGAAGCTTGATCTTGCGCGCTACGCCATCCAGAATGGTAAACACGCAGGAGAAGCGATGATGAGAGGTGACTACGTCACTCCCTGGACCAATTGGTTCGTCGGAGGCGCGTATCACACCGTTTATCGTCGCCAGGCATCGGACGCCATGACGTACGAGAAAGGCGTGTGGGCTGCTAAAGACAGACCTGTCGCCGACGAAGAGTACGCAATCTCTGGTGGGCGCAGCGGTACATTCTCTCCAGCCGACCGTCGTCTGAAGGACATGGATTTTCGTGTTCCGGAAGGCTTCTTTCGCGAAAGGAACAGAACTGCGATGGGCGGCCCTCTTGGGCTCAACGCCAATCTCATGATCATCGCTCAAGCTGTGCGCAAGCATATCTACGATGAGTTCGCTTTCACGTATCATCACACCAGCCGTCATGCACAGGAGGCAGAAATACGGCAGATGGGGTACATCATCCCCGCTGACGTTTCGAACCACGATTGGTACTGGCCTACTTTCGTCGTCGACACTATCGCTGACGAGTTGATCAAGATCGGTTACGCCGATTGGTGGGTTGAGCTCTTTAAAACCAGGCTCAAAATGCCAAACTACGTCACTGATGTGGGTCCCGATCAAGGCAACATTCTCCTAGGCGATTGGACCAAACCCAATAACAAGGGTGGTCTGCCGTCGGGAAATGCATTTACCGACCTTGATGGGTGCTGGCTCATGACTCTCGTTTACTTCATTCTTCAGGTGGAGCATACTTACCCCGAACTGATCAAAAACCTGCAGACCGACGAGTCCGCAGAGCTCACCCTCTCTTCCTACCTCCGTGGTAAGCTACCAATCGTCCTCAAGGATAAATCGGACGACGCCTTGCTTGGATGGTCGGAACCTCATCTTCATGGCAGGGCTAAGGCTCTGCACGACAAGATGAAGAAGGGTGAACCCGTTTCTCCCTACATGATCGTCTCCTACGAGCACGGTGGTGCCTTCCTGGGATCGATCCTCCTCTACCCCAACTCGGGGTCAACCGAGGGTCTGTCTCTTATCGGCAACATCAATTCGCTCGTCACCAACATGTTCTCGCCCGAATACGGCGTTCAGTCTGCAATCCGTGACAGGACTAAGGCTCGACGTCCCTACCCCGGCCTGGCATGGAAGACGCTCTCTCAGAACTACGGTTCATCGCCGATTTTCGCTGAAGTCCTCGATCTCATCGAGTTCGAATGGGCCAAGGCATACGGTGAATCGTATACTGCGTATAGGGACCAGTGGCTCGTCGATGATGAGCGCAAGTTGATGGAGGATCTCGCACGTCGTGCGATGACGCTCCCCGACCTCTCACCCATCGCGATCGAAGTTCTGAATGATCCCGGCAAACTCGACTGGAAGTACGATCGGTCCGACGTACCTGACGAGATCATCGACATGATGTTCAACGGTCTCCCGCTCGAGGAAACCACCACTTATTTCGACGAGGTTTACAAAAATGTCAAAAGTTA